GGATATGTAGCAAATCGCCCATCGCCAGTAAGCGTAATCTCAGATGCCCCCTATATTAACTGTGTTACAGGTGGTGCTGTACAGTTATCTTATACAAACGGCACACTAATCGGTACTGGAACCACGCAAAGTTTGTCGAATTTTTCAGTATTGGACGGCGGGTATGTTGGAAGCGGCAGAGCCATGTCATTTTTTGGCCGATACTTTGATGGAAAGATTTCTGAGTTAATTATTGTTCCGTCAGTCGCTACGACGCAAGACCGCCAACTCATCGAAGGATACCTTGCCCACAAGTGGGGATTGACTTCAAACTTGCCCGTAGACCATCCATACAAGAGTGTAGTACCATAACCATGCCTATTCAATTTCCAACCAACCCCGAAGTAAACCAAGAGTACACCTACGAAGGAAAGGTGTGGCAATGGGATGGTTCTGCATGGGTGGGTGTGCGTCAAGAAACAGGAATCCAACGCAGCAACATTTGGTCGAAGCAGAACCTTCTCATACCGAAGCGTGGATTCGGGTTGAACTCGGGATACAACGGAGCAACGGATCAACGCAGAACACAAGCAGGAACCATCCCGATGCTCAAGCACTACATGGAGAGGAATCTTGGTGAATTCTCCTATGCGACGGTATGGACTCCTGCACAACTTTCCCTTGCTATGTGGTTTGATGCCGATGATGCTTCTACGATTACATTGAACGGAAGCAATGTAAGTCAATGGAATGACAAGAGCGGAAATGGCAGAAACGCATCACAAGCAACGGCAGCAAATCAACCCGCATACACCACCGCTGGATTGAATGGAAAGAATATTCTTACATTTGATGGATCAAGTGATTATCTAGGATTTTCTGATCTTACTATAGATGACAATAATACTTACATATACTCGGTCTACAGCAGACCTACTGCTGGAACACATGCATTGGATATTGCTTCTGATATTTTTGTAGGAGGATCTGGTCGTGGATATGGAAATTGGTGGTATACTGACAATGTTTTGTATACAATTTTGCGAGAAACAAGTCCAGTGACTTTTGGAACTCACGGTTCAAGCACGGCAACAGGAACTTTTATCAATGGAGCGGTTCGTACTTCTTCTGGAACACAAACATGGAGAAATGGATCTTCATTCGGTACTCTTCAACAAACATCAGGAACTTTTGTAACTGGCCCTGCTTTCAACCAAATAGGAAGAGTTGGTACAAGTTCACCGAACTTTTTTTATCATAGTGGTACTATTGCCGAAATAATTGTGGGAAGAGAATCACTCTCTAACAGTAATCGCCAACTTATCGAAGGCTACTTAGCCCACAAGTGGGGATTGACTTCAAACTTGCCAGTAGACCATCCATACAAGAGTGCAGCACCCTGATAAATAATAAACGGAGACAACCTAATGGCACTACAACAAATCATACAACACGAAACTGGAGCGTATTCGCAGTATTGGCGAATTGTAAATACAAATTTAGATTATGAGGCTTTATCTGGTGAAATTGTTCTATGGGGATATGTTTCTCAAGAAGCAAGAGAAAATGGAAAAACTAGATTAGATAAAAGAACCTTTACGGTTCAAGATCCAGATTTTACAACCTATTTCATACCCAGCGCAATAGATCCACAAGATATAAACCAAGTAAAGAATTCATATTTGTATATAAAGGGAATTAGTGGTGGAGAGTTTGAAACGGCTACAGATATTTAAAGGAGACATTCATGGCAGACGCATATGCTAGTTATGGTACAAGTTTAACAACAACAGACGAAACCACGGTGCTGACAAGTGTAACGGGAACTTCGATAGTAAATTCAATCCATGTTTCAAATGTGGATGCAAGCACTTCTGCCAGTGTCACGATAAAACTGTACAAAGGGGCAACAGGCTATTCCATTGTCACCGGCGCTCTTGTTCCCATTCAGTCAACATATCAGGCACTAGACACACCCATCCCACTCACAACTGGAGATACGATTAAAGTAACAGCCTCTGATGCCAATCTTTTGGATGTCATAGTTTCTGTTCTGGAAATAACATAATGCCTAGCAATTTCCCAAACGACCCAGAAATAGGAGACACCCACCCCATAGGTGATATTACTTGGGAGTGGAATGGTGTCGCTTGGGTTTTATTTTCGGCAGCACCAGCACCAATATCTTTAAACGATCTCACGGATGTTGAAGTTGCTTCCCCATCACCAGATGAAGTATTAAAATACAACGGATCTCTTTGGACTAACCAAGATAATCTAGACGGCGGAAGTTTCTGAACTAAATAATCAAACACACGATTGACAGGGGTTAGACCTTGTTGTATCATATTCGACATATAAAGGAGTTATTATGAGTTTACCTACACTTTATCAAGATTTCATTCACCTTTCTCGCTATTCAAGATGGCTTGAGAAGGAAAACAGAAGGGAGTCTTGGGAAGAGACTGTGAAGCGTTATTTCGATTTCTTTGAGAACCATCTCAAGGTAAATCAAAAGTTTATATTGTCTGGTGAATTGAGAAACGAACTGGAACAAGCAGTTCTCAATCTTGAGATTATGCCAAGTATGCGTGCTTTGATGACAGCAGGAGAAGCACTGGAAAGAGACAATACTGCTGGTTACAACTGCTCATATGTGGCTGTAAACCGCGTAAGAGCATTCGATGAAATCCTCTACATTCTGATGTGCGGCACAGGTGTAGGTTTTAGCGTGGAGCGTCAATATGTTGAAAAACTTCCTACAATCGCTGAACACTTTACCGACTCGGATACTATCATCGTTGTCCAAGACAGTAAGGCTGGTTGGGCTAAGGCTTATAAAGAACTTGTCTCCCTGCTTATTGGAGGTCAAATTCCAAGATGGGACATCTCAAAGATTCGTCCTGCTGGCGCGCGCCTCAAGACATTCGGTGGAAGAGCGTCAGGGCCTAAACCTCTCGAAGATCTTTTCCGATTCACCAGTGATACTTTCCGAAGAGCCGCCGGCAGGAAACTCACATCTATTGAGTGCCACGATATTGTCTGTAAGATTGCAGAAATTGTCGTGGTCGGAGGAGTGCGTAGATCTGCTCTTATTAGCCTGTCGAATCTCACCGATGAAAGAATGCGTGATGCTAAGACTGGCGCGTGGTGGACTGACAATCCGCAGCGAGCACTTGCAAACAACAGCGTAGCATACAAGGAGAAACCCGAAATTGGTGTATTTATTGAGGAATGGTTGTCTCTCTATAAGAGCAAAAGTGGAGAACGCGGTATATTCAACCGCGACGCTTGCCGCAGAACTGTATCTAAACTTGGAGATCGTCGTGACTCGTCTTATGAGTTTGGCACAAATCCTTGCTCTGAGATTATTCTACGCGACCGTGAATTTTGCAACCTTACTGAAGTTATAGTTCGTCCAGAGGATACTGTGGAGTCTCTGAGAAGAAAGGTTCGTCTTGCTTCCATTCTAGGAACATGGCAAGCATCTCTTACTCACTTCCCATATCTCTCCAGTGATTGGAGAAAGAATTGCGAAGAGGAAGCACTTCTTGGTGTTTCTCTCACGGGCATTCTTGATAATAAAGATATGAGTTGCGATAATCACGAAATTCTTGGTGCTTTACTCACACAACTTAAGACGGAAGCAATCGACACGAACAAGGAATGGTCGAAGAGATTGCACATCAGTCCTGCCGCAGCAATCACTTGTGTCAAACCATCAGGAACGGTTTCTCAATTGACCGACGCGGCATCTGGTATTCACGCCCGTCACAGTGAATACTACATTCGTACTGTTCGTGCAGATCGTAAGGATCCACTCTGCCAGATGATGATTGATCTTGGTTTTCCTGCGGAACCTTGCGTGATGAAACCAGATCATACTATGGTCTTCTCGTTTCCGATGAAAGCAGAGGGTTCGGTCACACGCAACGATATGACCGCAATCGAACACCTTGAATTGTGGTTGACATATCAGCGTTATTGGTGCGAGCATAAGCCATCAATCACGGTGACTGTAAAGGAACACGAATGGATGGAGGTAGGTGCTTGGGTATACAAGCACTTTGACGAGATCAGTGGTATTTCGTTCTTGCCACACTCGGATCATTCGTATCAGCAAGCACCCTATCAAGAATGCAGCAAGGAACAATATGAAGAAGCATTAGCAAAAATGCCAAAGGATGTTGATTGGTCGCTGCTGAAGAACTTCGAAAAGTCCGATACGACCAAGAGTTCACAGACAATGGCATGTAGTGCTGATGGGTGTGAAGTCGTAGACCTGACTAACTAATTTTAATAAAATCCAACCACTGCTGGAAGGCCATTCTATTATGGTCTTCCAGCAGTTTTTTATTCTCTTTTGTTATGTTTCTGGAGTAGAATGCATATTTTAGTGCATATTCTATTTGCTTATCGTTTGATGGTGAAACAGAGCAGTTGGGATGAACAAACTTTATGTCCTTTGAGACTACTATAGGCACACCACAATGCACGAAGTCGGCAGCAACAACATTAAATGTCTCTGTGTAGGAAATCTGCATACCTATATCCATAGTAGACACTAGTTCTAAGAAGTCCTTGTGCTCATACCAAAGATGTTCTACCAGTATATGTTCTGTGTTCTTAAATATTGCACGAAGATTTCTCAACACAGGACCACTTTCCCTTTGCTCGTGCTCGGAGACATTTATATGAAAGTTCATCTTCTTGCCTAGTTTGTTTGCAAACTCTATTGCCCAAAGAGCCTGTTGAGTGTGGTTCTTGAGAACCCGAAGAGCACCAAAACAACCTATATCTAGAATTTGTTTGCTGTTGTTTTTCTTTGAGCATTCGTAATCTGGTTCGTAGATGTTTGGTGTGTAAGATACGCCTTCGTAGATCTGAGACAGTTGTTCGTGTAGTTCTTTATTGTTGCAACTGATTGAGATGTTTATGCCCTTCTTTCGGAGTTCCATATATTCATTCAACCACTCAAATGCCATTCCTTCACTTGTGAGAAAAGGAACCATCGAATGTAAACGAACCACCCAATTTACATTTGGGTGTAGTTTGGCAAGAACTTCAAACTTTGAAGGAACTACCCATAAAGCCTCTATGAAGCAGTGTGTTGGGTTATATTGTGTAACATATTTGTCTATGCAATTATTGTCTATGACTTGAATGACATTTGCTTCTATTCCTATTTTATTCAATTTGTTACATACAAATTTACAAGAGTTGAATAGACCATAAGCCTTTGTCTTCGTTCCATACACAGATCTTTCTTTGATTATGAAAAGAAATTTGTAGTTGTTTGGGTTTGGATTTTTTCTGCAATTTAACTCGTTTATTCTTTTCAGAATTCTTGACATGATGACCTTCCATAGAAAAAGATAGATGCTGGTGATTACTACAAATAGTGATATTTTTTTGAGCATAGTCTACATATTTATAACTTACCTAAATACCATTAGAAAGGGCAGTGATGTACGAATATAAGATTTCGAATATTCTAAAGATAGTAGATGGAGACACGGTAGATCTTTCTCTGGATCTTGGGTTTTATGTCACCGTCGTCCAGAGAATTCGTTTAGATGGTCTGGACACTCCAGAGGTTCACAGTAAAGATATGCAAGAGAAAACACTAGCACAAGAAGCAAAAGAATTTGTTACTAAGTGGTTTGAAGAGAACAAAGAACTCACCATTAGAACAAAGAAAGAGGACAAGTATGGAAGAATTCTTGGAGAGATTTATTGCCAGGATAGGTGCTTGAATAAGGATCTTGTAGATATGGGGTATGCTTGGGAATATGATGGAACCAAAAAAAATAAAGATGTTAGTATCTTACTAGAAAGAAGGAAACTATGGATGCAATAGAAACAACAGTAAGCAATATAGAAATCACAGAAGAAAATGCACTCGCTGTTCTTATCGACATTCTCAGCAATCATCCAATTTGGCAAAAGGATCCAAATGTAAAGATATGCTGCAAGGTCGTAGGCGCCAAAATCATAAATCTTGAAACAAAAATAGACGCTGCAATTAATATTCTTACATAAATACAAAGCACACGCGGACATTATCGCTCAAACATACCAAAATGAAAACCCTTTAACTTCACATAAAGTGGTTTTAGCAAAACAATCATTTTGCGTTTAAGCGTCCGCGTGTGCTTTTTTTTGGAGGTACTATGCTCATAGCAGGAATAGATTACTCTCTGAACGGCCCATCAATATGTGTGTTCAATGGTGAGATATTCAACTATGACGATTGTACTTTTTATTTCTTGACGGACATAAAGAAATACACACAAAAACCATATGGAAAGATCTTTGGTGAACGGTTTATAGATTGGAACCAAGAGATGGAACGCTACGAGTCAATCGCAGATTGGGCACTAGAGACTGTGATTGGTTGCGATGCGGTTGCTCTGGAAGGTTATGCTTACTCAGCACAAGGGAGAGTGTTCCATATCGCAGAGAATACGGGTGTTCTGAAATACAAGATGTATCAGATAGGACTACCTGTTACGGTGTTCACCCCCTCAGAGATAAAGAAATATGCTACTGGTAAGGGAAATGCAGATAAGCAGATGATGTATGAATCGTTTGTAAAGGAAACAAAAGAAAGAATAAAGGATATGATCTGCCCAGAGAAAAAGGATATAGGTAATCCCGTCTCGGACATAGTTGATTCTTATTATCTTTGTAAGTTTCTTTTTGACAAGATCAGAAAAGAACAAGGGTTGACCAAATGAAAACACCCCCTTTCGGGGGTGTTTTTTATTTATTCAGTGGTCTAACTTCGCTCACATATGATGGAGGAACAATATACCACCCTTCAGGTACTTTTATCTGATTGCTGCTCAGTACCCACTCCCCCTGTTGTAGAGTGTACACCCTCAGAACCGAGTTCGGTCCCAGCCTCATTGGACTGGCTTCTGGTATGAAGATCGTTCTGCTGCTCCCGCAGCCACTCATCAACCCTAGAACCAGCACGCTGCAAACGCTCAATATCTTGATCAGCGTCGATTGCTGTTTTGGATAAAGAGATTCGCTTTTCAACCCAGCCCAGTAATACAAGGGCAATTTGTGCAACAATTTTTTCAAGCATTATATCCTATTTCTTGCATTAAGCAGATGGTGTGCTGTCTGTTGGAGTGGTTGTTTCTGTCTTTGCTGCATCCTTGGCCATGATTAGACCAATACCAGCGATAACTGCTGCGATTGCGGCAGCAAAGTCTGCGTTGGTTGTGGCATCACCGTCAAACATTGCGGTGAGAACCGAACCTACTGCTACGAGAATTGCGCCAATACCTGCTATAGTTGTGTTTTTGTTATTCATTTGAATAATCTCCTTTGTAGTATGTATATTGTTTCATCACTGGCCCACAACGGCCAAACTCATTGGTGAATTATTGGATTGAATTTATTTCTTTTTTTGGTTTTTCTGGACTGTAAAGCCCTTCTTATCATCATCATAATTGGACTAACTGGGGGGTTTTGCTCTGGTTGTCCGTCCTGTGTAACTCCTGCCAAAGAAGAGTTACCAAGAGACATACCTTCTTCACTCACCTCATCGAATGATTTGTTTTTCTTAGAATAAGGTTGTTTAGCAACATTTTTACCTATATGTTGTAAATTACCACTTACTGCTAGTGTTCTTAGACGGGAATAAAGCATTTTGTCTTTAGTAATCAACTCTACTATATTCTGTAGTAAGTGCAACATTCTCATTTTTGTTTCAAAATTTGCACTCATCTTTCTTGGATATTTTAAGTTGTAAACTATTCTATATGCGTCGCTAGATTTCATACCAGACAGGACAAGTAGACTATAGAACTTCTTTGGATTCTTTATAGCATCCATTACGAAATGCTTTACGAAGTCATTATCTATCTCGACTTGTTCTTGTATTTTTTTCATTTTATTTTTCTAAGTTTTGCTACTATTCTAGTATCTAATGGTATTTCTACCAAATCTGTTTCTGGAATTTTGTCTGGTAGATTGTTTAGAAATACTACGAATGTTTTAAGATATGGGTGTAAATCTTGCTCTATTCTTGTAAACAACAATCTAGTTGCTGCTTCTATACCGAAGATATTATAAAATATGATGATATGATTCAGTATAAGTCTTTCTCTCAGTATTCCTGTTGTCTTGTACTTTCTAAACAATCTTTTCAGGTATTTAATACGATTAATATCTTCGTGAAATTCCTCAATGTTAGTGCATTCAGGATTATCATAATGCTTCATAGCATACAACAAATAATTTTGATCAGTTAATTTCACGAAATCCATTATCATGCCTTATTTGTTCAGTGTTTCCGCTGCCGCTCCTGACATTGGTTCTAGTTCTTTTCCAGAGAAAGATACACTTCCTCCATACTGCACTTTTGCTTGTACATAGAAAGGACCACCTTCATTATCTCCAGCATTCAGAGGGGATATAGTTACATGAAGTTCCAGACCCTTTCCACCTGTTCTGTTGGATATTCCGTCATCGACAAACATTTCGCCTTTATCGTTGATTCCTTGACGACCGCCAAATTGTGTCATATGGAATACTTCATTTGGACTAAGGGGTCTTCTACCGTCATATGGAAAGTCTAGACCTATTGTGTTGAGTTTTACTCTCAAGAGAGCAAGAGCATTTTTTGCACACTGATGTCTCTCTAGACCGAACATTTTTAGAAAAGAATTAAGTCTTCCTAATACTTCTGGGTCTTCTATCATAAAAGGAGCAATAGAACCATCAGTAAGAGACATTCCGTTATCTGGAACGCTATATGTGGAGTTTTGTTCTTTTAAATTTCCCAATATGTTTTTTAGTTTATTGTAATTCATTTTGTTTCCTTTTAGCATCTGCATCCCCATACTCGGAGAGCAGCATTTATCTTACTCTTTGGATCTCTTGCTGTCTTTGAACTGGTATTTCTTCTCTTCATTCCACACATACGAGCACAGAATGATTTTCTTCTCGCTTGTGTTTTATCGGAAAGTTTACCGAACCCGCCCTTTTTCTCTGCTTCTCTTTTTGTTTCTACGCCAGCATGTATACCTTGTCTTTTTGCTTCTGCTCTGGAAAGTCCACCCTCTGGATGGTTCTTACCTTTCTTGAAACCTTTGTATGGTTTCTTTTCCTTTTCTTCTTTGATGGGAACACAGTTAGGAACTTTTCTCCCGTCCTTTTCCTTCATCCCTACCGCTTCATAACCATCCCAACAAGCCTTCTTGAGGGATTTCTTTTCGATAAGATTTCTGAGTTCCTTAAAACTTTTCATATAAACCTCTTGGCGTATTTAGTGATTTTTGTTGTTGTTTCTAGATCTGTTGTGATGTCTGGAAACTACTCGCAGATTGTGCGAGCCATTGTCCATAGCGTTTCCGTTCTTGTGGTCTAGTTCCACGGAACTGTCACCCTTCTTGGTGCGTCCTTCGCGGTTCGCTTTTCTTCTGGCAACTGTTCTTTTGCTCTTCTTCTTGCGGTTTTGACGCTGTTTTGGTGTCAGTTCGCTGAGAGATTTGCCGTGTCCATACATTCTGCGATCACGCTTGCGGCGGGTTTCCTTGCTTTCTTTTTCAATAAGAAATATCTCAAGAATGGTGTCTAGAATGGGATCAGGAAGAAAACTTTCTACTTTTGTCTTTGCCCCTTTCTTCGCATCTCTCAATTCTTTTGCTCTCTTGTTTCTTGCAATTCTTAGTTTCTCTTCGTTCTTTGGAACAACTTCCTTGAACTGCTTTCTAAGAATATTCGCATACTCCTTGTGTCCACCTGTTGCCAAAACAGATTCTGGCATATGGGCATGAGCAACATCATCTTCACCTGCTAGAATGGCTTCACGCATTCTTCCTGCTTTTGAATGCTCAACTGGCATTCTACCGTCTTTGATCAGTTTTCTTTGCTGATCTATGCTCAGTTTGTCTTCGTTTCTTTGAGAAGCAAGAGAGTGAAAATCTATCTTGACTTTATGCACCGTCTTACCATCTGATCCTAGAATACCTCTATGTTGTTTCATATGGTTTTCTATGCTCTGTTTCAGTGCAGGTCTTCCATCCTTAGATTCCATTTGATCTGGACCAAGTGCAACGGTAATATGATTATGTCCTTCTTTTTCTATCAAATGAACTAGTTGATGAAAAGGACTTGTTGATGATTTTTGAGGAACAATTCCGTATTTTAACTTACCTCTATGTTCGTCTCCCATATTCGACTCTATATGTCTGTGAGAATTTTTTACAAGTGCTTGTTTTTGTTTAAATGAGAGAGGAGAGTCTTTGGTGTTTTCTGATGCACCTAATCCGTGATAAAAATGAGTATAACCACTGGAAGAAGCGTGTTGTGCTGCTGTTCTTGCAACCTCTTCGTGTCCACGGGTATATGGATTGAAAGCACCCGTTACTAAGAATGCTTTCTTTGTGGATTTCTTTGCTGCTTCTAATATTTCAATTATTGATTTCATCTGTTAAAAATATAAGAATGTTTTCTATTTCGTCAGTAGTAAGTTCTCTGTCTAATTTAGATTCTATATGAAGAAATGTTTCTGTTAATTTTTTAGAAACTTGTTCACGAAGTATACTCTTTGTATACATTTTTCGTGTTTCTTCTAAAATATTTGTGTAGTTAACTTTCTTCATTTTGTTGTTTCTTTAATTTTCTTTTTAATCTCTGTTCTTTTCTTTTTTGTTTTTTCATTTCTTTGATTTCTTCTTCAGATAAGGCTGTGGATTTATTCTTGGGTTCTTGTTTTTCCACAGGTGTCTCGATTCCAACATTTTCAACCACAATTTCGTTTTGGTGTTGCTGTATCTCAACTACTGTTTCCTCCTTTTTGGAAAGCATTTGCTGAAGCCATTCATTAGAAATCAAATGTTTTTGTCCGTTGTTCGACCAGAACCAATGTCCATTTTCTTTATTAGTTTCTCCACCATATTTTTGTAGTAATAATTTAGTAAGTTCACTTCTATTCATAATTTACCTCATTTTGTTGGTTTTGGTTTTGGTTTTGGTTTTCCTTTGCCGCAATTACAGCCCATATTTATGCTCCTTTTTTGTATTTAGGATTCTGGGGGTTCTCCACCTGTTCCAAATCTAACAGCAGCATTTGCCACATTCTTTTCTGGGAATCCGCCTGGACCTTCTCTGACTAATTTGGCCATAGAACCTCTCAACACAGAAACCAATCCTTCGTGTTCTTCGTTGTCGTGAGTTTTTACATCAAATTGGTGTTCGTGGTTTCTAAAATGATCCAGAATGGTGTGTTTTGCTTGAGTTATGTGACCATGTGCTTGAAAAAGTCTATTAAAATGCTTCTCGTTATCGTTTATTATTGTATGAAATGCTTGATGTTTGGCGTGAATATTTTGGACTTTTTTACTATTTGGATCGAATTTTTTGCCTTGTTTTTCAGAATCTTTTCTGGCCTTCAATAACTCTTTATCTCTGAGCATATCCGCGTGCTTTTTGAGAGTAGATACCGATCTTACCCCAGTTGTTCTTGCGATATTATTTGAGTAATGTTTTATGAATTCGTGAAATTTGGGGTGCAGTTCACCTGTTGGTATTTTTTTAGCAAATTGTACAGTATTGTTGTCTAGATATTTTTTTGCTTGAGCAATATGATATGATATTTTTTCGTGTCCCTCTTTTGGAGCAGAAAGTTTTATACCTTCGTGGACAGAAAGAGATGGCGCGTGAGTGTGTTTCTCTTCTAATTGAGAAAGATCAGGAGTATCGCCTGTTTTTGATAATTTTCCATCTTCACCTACAGAATATTGTGAGTGGGTTGCAATCATAAGTTTCTTTCCTTTTGGTGGACGATACTTGATTGCATTTGGTTGTGCGACCTCTTTTTCTTCACTTTCGCTGTTGTGAACCAAATCTGCTTGGAATGCCGTTCCATGCTGAAGTTTTTTCATACCTTTGGTTCTTTTGAGAACATGAACGAGATCTGCGTAGTATGGTTTTTTTTCTTTCTTAGCATAATCCATTATTTGTTTAGGACTATGGAATTTCATTTTATCTACACTTGTTTTGTAACCAACAAAGTGTCTTCCTTTATGATCTCTGCCGAGAACAATACTCATACCACCATCTACTTTTAATGATAGTTTATGCTCTGCATCGTGAATTCCTTGAAATCTCTGGTGTATTTTCTCTATGTGCTCTACAGCGGAGTGTGGATCACCATGATACAAAAAATCACCGACATGCTCCAGATGCCCTGTTGTAGCATGAGCGGCCGCTTCGTTTAATACACTAATAAAGGAAACAAATCTCATTATCTGAGTCCGTAGACAGTACCAGAAATCGAACTTATTGTTCTTGGACTAAAAGGAAACACTGCGCTTGCAGGAATAATTAGTCCGCTGAATGTTTTCCAATTACCAGCAGAATCTTTTTCCCAAGTTGTTCCTGCAATAGTTGCTGTTGCTGTTCCTGGATACAATCCTCTAAAATTCAGCACACTTGTTGAACTTGCTGTTATTTGCTCTATGTGCTGATATGCTGATGGATCACTCGTTTTCATTTTTGTCTCCTTGTAGTATTCTTTCTACTTCTGCAAAGGTTATGTCTTTCTTTAATCTCTCTGGTTTTCGAAGCAAATTCATTCTTGCTTCATCTGGTGTCCTGTCTCGTTTCTTCACATTGCATCTTCTGCAACAAGTCACTAAATTTTCCCAAGAGTTTTGTCCGTTTCTGCTTCTTGGAATAACATGATCTAAAGTCATTTTTTTTATGCTTCTTTCACCACAATACTGGCAAGTATAGTTGTCGCGGAAGAATATGTTTTTTCTTGTGAGAGAAACCTTTTTGAAAGGTATTCTTACATAATCAATCAATGTGATCGAATTTGGTAAATGATAAATTCCTGTTGTCGTGGTTATTTCGTAAAGATGACTACAATTGTATGACTTGATTGCTTTTCCATTCATAATCAATCTAACTGCTTTGTACCAATCTATCACATTAATAATTTCACAGGAAGCATTTAGCAATACAACATCGCGTTTCATACAGTAGGCCGCTCCTTCTGTTTGTATTCAAACCATTTATTTTGTATACCATTTTCTGCTCTGTCTTGAATCATTTCATCACCTAATTCATTGTTCATATCTACTCTATTGTTCAATGATGCAGCCATATCATATGGTTGTTGATCGTAAAACATGTTGTATAGATTTAGTTCTGTTGATGCAGCATTCTCAAAATCAAATCCGAAGAATCTTATCATGTTTGTGAAAGATTCAAAAGCATATTCTATCGCTGCATTTATGTAGTTCTGTGTTTCTAGATCTACCATAGGTTGAATCGTTGATTGTTCCATATCATCTTGTTCTTTTAGAATCTTTATGTTGTTCATAAATCTATAAAGAACACTGCTTTCTGGTAAAATCATTCCGGCCATATTTGGATCTACCATCATTGCATTTATGTTTGCTTGTTCTACGGCATCTATTAATGTGTATATTCTATATGGATAGTCTAGAGAAATTTCTGTCTGTGCTTCCTCTTTTGTCTTACCCATATCTGTATATTTCTTTATCAGAGGATCTGTTTTGCTTGTTTTTGGTGAGACAACAGATACTGCAAATTGTGAGGATTCTGCTATACTAGATGCCAGTTTTCTGTCAAGAGGAACAAACACCACTTTTTCTCCTGTTTCGTCCGAAGAAAGAATAAAGTTTGCTTGTCTCATTGATCCTTCTTTAAATCTACCACAACCACTCAATGCACAGTAGATGTATTCTTGTTTAAATGATGGTAGTAAATCTACAACTCTTTGCAGTTTTACGGCAATATCTTTCAAGAATATCTTTACATTTTTTCTAAAATCTGGTGTTTGTATGATATTTTCAAAGTCCATTTTTGCTGTGAGTATTTCTTCTGTAATTTGTTGTGAAATAATCGTTGCTTGTTGTGGTTCTATTCCATCAGCAAGAAGTCTTTGATACAGAGATCCACTGCTTGCAAAATCATAGTCTCTTGTTCTAAAATACTCCACCACCGAATCAAATACTGCTTTAGAATCTTTTGGATTCTTTGGAACAATATTGGTTTCATTTATTTTTACTGCTATTTTTACCTGTGATATACAGGCATCTTCTCTAGCATCCTTACCGCAACCAACGAATTTGTCGTTCTTGAACTTCATTCTCTTATCACCAAAATCAAAAACTATATCAGAGACAGATGTTCCATCTGTTCCTCCCCATTCTTGTTTCAATTCGCTTGGATTTGTTTCTCTGCCCATCCAATAAGGGACACCTTTCGCTAGTTGTGGATATGCTTGGAATAAATTAGTTACTAGTCTTTTTGTGGCTGTATATGTTATACTGTCTTTTTGTAGTTTATTCAGTTCTAGTTCAGTTATACCAGTTTGCTCCAATGGAATTCCTGTAGCGACGGCGGCCGATACAACTATTCCTGTTTCAAACAAGGATGGATCTTTCTTTATTTTTTCCAATCTTTTTGTATTTACTTCATCAGACTTATCCATTTTGTTGAGAGTCTTTGACTGCAACTTATCAAACATTTGGAAAAATCTTTCCTTAAACTGAGAAAAGAGTTCCTCTATTTCCTGTTCATTTTCGTAGTAAGGAGATCCTTCTGGAATAGAATCCAGAACTGATTGAAACTCTTCGTCCAATACTTGTTCTATTTCTGCCGGATTAGAAGTAGTTAAATCTATTCCTCTTTCCATTAAGAAATTTTCTACTTCATTTATGAAGTCCTTATCCTTTAGAGACATAGCATATTCTATTTGTTGTATAGTGTCTATAAAAGATTGTTCTTCTGGAGTAGGACCAATTTGTTCTTCTGGTTCTTGTTGCATTTCAGAATTTTGCATTGGTTGTTGTTGTTGAGGGGCAGGCGCTTTATCTACTTGATAATTTATCATAGTGGGTGATACTGGTTCTGTTGCAGGAGAAAGAGATGGTGCTTCGTGTGGTTCAACTCCCTTTGTTCCTTGTGCAGAATAATCACTACCAATCAGACTTGTAGCAACTTTAAGAAATCTATCGGTGTATTGTTTAAATTGTGTGTCATATTTGCCAAAGCCTGGATCACTGTTTCTTAATATTCCTTCCCATTTTTGCAAACCCATTGCAATATCTCTTGGTGTAAAGTCTGTAATAGATCTTTTATTATCATATGCTAATCTGTAAAGACGATTTTGAACCCATTCTCTGAATTTATTGTCGTCTAGAGCCATTGCTTTTAAGAACATATTTCTTTTTCTACCCAAGGCTTGACTAGGATAGGAACGAATATTGGCGGCTTCGTTCACATTTTCTACCTTTTTGTAGAACTCCGAGAATGATATACCTTCTTTATTCATATTTTGCCTTATCAAATCTTGATGTTGCAGCCAGAGTCTTTTGGCTCTTCTGTGTCGTCTTTGTTTGAAATTGTTAGAGTCTGATGGGTGTTTCTTTCTATACATATTTCACCTTTATTATATTTAGGTAAATAAAAACCCCCGATTTCTCGGGGGTGTGTTATTATTTTAACTTTATCTTCTTCTTTTCTTCTTTTTTGGTTTTCCTGTGTTCTTACCAGATGGTTTTTCTTTTTTATTTACCACTGGTTTTTTTGACTTTGGGTTTACCTCTGGTTCGTCGTTTTGTTGTGGTCTGACTCTACCTCTAGCAACATCTCCTGCTTTGATTCTATCAATCAGTTTACCCGCATCAATACCTTTGATTCTTCCTGATTTTTCTGCGGATTTTTGAGTTAATTTTTCTATTCTATTTTTCATAGCGTCCTTGTTTCCAAATACGCCTCTGAATTTAGCAATAAATCCACCTAGTCCTTTTTGTGCCTGTGCTTCCATTCTTTTTTGTAGAACTCTTTTTGCTGCGCTTGATATTGATTGGTTATATGAACCCGTTGCGTTTGAAAGTTTTCCTATGACGGCATGTAGTTCCGCATCAGTTGGTTCTCTAATGCCAGAATTGTTGGATTTAATTCTATTTTGTTCTTTTTGCTTGGAGTGTTCTTTTTCGGCCGACTGTGTTTCGTACCTGTTTATTCTGTCTTTAGAATATTTTGCTTGGTTTCTTGAAAAATCTTTAATACTTTTCTTAGCAGCGTGGTAAATGCCCTCTGCTCTTCCCCTTACATTATCTAAAAACCCTTCACATAACTGTTCCTCAGTCATAGACATTATTTCTTCTTCTGTGTATTCCTCAAGAAGAACATATAATATTGCATTTATATCTTCTTCAGTAAGATAATTTGCATTAGTTACTTGGGAAACACTTTCAATAAGAAGTTTGTTGTTGTCTCTGTTTAGGTTCATAAAATATCCTTTTTTTTATTTATCTGTTTTTCTGTTTTCACCGACATGAACCGCTCTTATTTTTATATCTGGATGATCTTGGCGCATATCGTGAATGGCTTCTACATTTGGGTGGTGATCATCGAAGAAATGAACCTGATCTCCTGGCTTTATAGAACCAGAGTGAATATGAGTTCGGAGTGCTTCGACCTTTGCTTGAGGATCAGTGGAACCTACCGCGTGAATGTGAATATCATCCGCGTTGTGTATACCATTGTCCTTTAGCCAGCGACGAATATGCGGAGCGGCTTCTGGTGGTCTTGCAGTAATTATCCCCATTACAGGAAGATCCTTTTCTCCTGCTTCCTTTCTCTTTGCCAGTTTTCTTGCAGCATTCTTGAACACTTTAAAAGAGAAGTGCTTCTTTTTGACTACTGGTTGATTTACTTGTTTGAATTCAGAATAGTCTGGTTTCGGATCGCCTGGTTCTGGTTTATATGCAGAGAACTCAGCGGCACTGAGTGATTTGCTGCCAATCTTCACTTTTGCATTGTCGGTTGCCAATGTCTCGTCAAAGTCGGAGAAGATGTGACGGGTTTCAATGAGAAGTCCGTCGAAGTTTATGCTTTCTCTAAGCGTCGCTTGATTGTTTCTTGGATTGTACTTGTATTCTGATGCTTTACGACCAGATCTCTTTGCCGCACGATCCTTTGCACGACCAGCAGCACCCATCTTCTCACGCTTCTTTCCCTTCTTTGTCAGTTTCTGTGAACCTTTCTTGAGAGATCCTGACTTCTGAAGAGTGGAACGAGCAATAGCAGCAGCCGAACCAGCACTAAATCCTTTGTCTTCGAGTTGTCCTTCGAGACGCTTTAGTATCTTTGGTTTCTCTGCCTTCTTGTTTGCTTCGGAAAGAAAATCACCAAACTTCTTCATCTATTTGTCTTTCTCAACTTATTCATCTGCTTTTGTAATTCTTCTGAAGATATACCTCTACCTAATGCATTTCTTGTTGCTACTTCTACAGGAGATTGTTTTCTCGCTGGAGAAGAAGGTGAAATCTTTGTTTGGACTCCTCTTCTTGCCTTATGTGCTTCTATTCTTTCTTCCTCTGCTGTTTTTTCCAACAAACTCATAACTTGATTGAATGTCTCTTGGACTTCTCTTGCCGTTGGATACATGCCGCGTGCTTCATACTCTGCACGGATATGTTCGCGGAGCAATCTATCTGTGTCCTTATGGAATAGTTCCTCACCAAACTCACGGGCAAACATTGTGTTTGTCCCTCCATCTTTTGCTTTGTTTATCTTCGTCTTTCCTTTAAGATCAGCGGCGCGCATTCTTGCTCTGCCATATGGAGAGTTGTCTGGACCTGGTAGTCCACTTTCCATTCCTCTTGCCTTGTAGCCTCTTGAAAGAGAAGTTCTGCTTTGATTTATATTCTTATATGGAGAACTTGGTGTGAAACGACCACTTTCCTCAAGTTCTTCTCCGTCATATTCAACAGACTCGTGACGATCTGGAGAAGCACCAGATGCAACAGCATCAGCGTTTGGATCTCGTCTAGATTCTATGTGTCTCTTGTAGGAATCTCCGTGCTTTTCCCAAAGTTGATCGCTCGTTAGCCCTTTACCCCTTTTTATATCGCCTTTGGTTTGATACCATTTTCCATCGGTGTGATAGATCGTGTATCCAGCAAATTCAGCGACTGCCTTTTCTGCGCCCTCTTTGATTAGTTTCTTATTCATCTGTTTTTCTTTCTGGTAGTGGTGTTGGTGGAATTACTCCGTGATTTACCATATGTTCTAGATCGTCTTCTGAAAATATCTTTCCTGTTTTCGTTGCGTGCTGATACTCTCCCTCACCAATAGGAACAAGATTCCAGTGCTTCAATACATCTTCTTTCGTATTGAAAACAAAAGAAGTTCTTTCTTCTCTGAGTTTATATGCTTCTCTAAAAGGATTATGATCAAACATTATTTCTTACCTTTTTTCTTGGGAACCGAGTCTTTTGTTAGTTTCTTCAAGAATGCTTTTCCTATTCTTGATGGTTTACCTTCAGGCACTATCTTGTCAAAAGTAGGAGCGGCTTCTCTTCCCTTTTGGGTCTTCAATCTTAAACTGCCTTCAGTTCCGATGTGCTTGATTGTTCCTGCCATCGGTTGAGTGTTATGTTTTGCCTGGACAGTAAGAACATGAGCACCATCTTCATAACCTTTTCCGTGAGCATGAATGCGGAAACCAGTTTGTCCTGAATTATCAAATGTGAAATGAGTTGCGTTTATGATCAATCTTGCGTGAACGCCGTGTTCTGGATTATGAACAGCAGCACCATATCCACCTTTAGAATTGCCGTGACCAGACACGATTACATATGGTAATGCTCTTGCTTCTCGTGATCCTACTCTGAAGTGATGATGAAGCAAGTGTTTCTTTACGGAATCCACATCTGTTCCGTGCATATCAGTCAAATGTTTTACATAAAGATCTCTCGATCTTTTTTGTGTTTTTGCACCAGTCTGGATCGCTTTTTCTTTTAATTTTTTGCTACCTTTTATACGCTTTTTGATTTGTTTTAAAGATCCAGTTAAGTTGTTTTCTCTGTGAAAGCGTCTCATTGCCCTATCGTGATGAGAATGAACATCTCCACCTAATTGTTTTGATATTGAACCTGCACCTCTGTTCGATATTCTTTCCTGCCCTGCACCTTCGTTGGACTTGGCAGATATGCCATGATAATCTGTCCCGTGAACTCTGGAACGATGATTCCATCTAACAACAATATCGGCAGGGTGATCGGAACTCTCTATGTCCTGCAAGTGTGGTTGGTTCTCCTTCTTGCCGACACTCTTTATACCACCGCCGCCTCCAGTAAGATGAACAGAAACAATATCTCTTGGATTGCCTGAAAATCCATGATGACTTTTAGCAGTCTCCAAATAGGCTTTTGCCATTGCTTCGCCGCGTCTCATTTGATTGTTTGCTTCCTGTGGAGAAAGCAACTTGCGGTTTTTCTTGAACTTTTTTTCTGCTTCTGGAGAGACATGCCTTTCTCCGTTGAGAACATATGCGGTGTGTATTTCGTTCACTGTAGAACGAGCAGTGGCCAGTGCATTCTCTCTTTTTTCTGCCTTTGGAGCCTTTGCTTTGGTTTGTTCGTAAAGATAGAGAATATACTGTTGAAAGTCAAACACTATAGCCTTCCTTTCGTGCTATTTCTCTAGCCATTTTTGCGTCGGGTGCGTGAACGCTTGTTACCACATTTCCATTGTCATCCACTATATCGAATGAACCGTTTTCATTCTTTTTGACTGTGTATTTTACATCAGCCATGCCTGGATGAGAATGTCTGATTTCTTGCCCGTGAGACAATTCTCTATCTTCATTTTCATAAATATATCGTTTAAAAGACATCATTTGATCTCCATTTTACTAAATAGTATTTAGTTATGAAAACATTTAAGCAATTCAATCAAGAACCGCCTGGTGCAGGATATTTCGGAACAAACGAACTACGCAAGAAGTATGTGGCGGATACGCCAGGCCAAGTAGATCCCGTCAAGATCGAGAAACCGACACCAAGCGTTCACGACAAGGAAAAGAAGAAGCCAAAGTAAAACCCCGCTTTCGCGGGGTTTGTTTTTTATTTATGTTCTTTTTGTTCTTTTACTGTTGGTGTGATCTCTTCAACATCAATACCGAGTTCTTCGCATAATGCCTCTATTAGAGAAAGTAGATGCTCGTTGAGAGCGATCTGCTCCTGAAGATCGTTGCCTTGGTGCTCGACATGGTCGTATGTGTATTTACCGCCAACACCTAGTGCATAATCCATTGCTTTTGGATCCAATTTTGGTTTTGGTTGCTTCTTGCCAGGCTTGGTCGTTCCTGCTTTTGGCTTTGGATTTGGTTTCTTCTTACCAAAACCGAAAAACTCACCAATATATGCTTCCTTCAGTTCTTTTGTCCAGTTGTTGTTGTAACTCATTTTTTGCCCTTTGATTTTGGTTTTTTTCCTATTTCATCGGCAATTGCCCTCTCTGATACTTCGTCACCTATTTTCAGTATAGAATTTTCGATGCGCGCGGATGCTTCTGGATCGTGTGTAACTGGTGGGGCGCCTCCGAGTCGAGCCGCGGCTGTTGGTTCGTGAATATTTTTTTCACCAGACCCTTCTATCTTGGCTGCGGTTCTCGGTCCAGCAGGAATGACACCTCTTGTATTTCTTTTACCCAGACGCTTCATGTTTTCTCTTACCCTTGCAAGACGATCAGATGCCGCGTCCTCTCCCTCTGGTGCTGGTTTATCCCATTCGTGGGCCTTTGCCATATTCTCCATCTCTTTTCTTGTCTCTTCGACCAAAGTTTCCATATCCACACCGATCATCTCGCAGAGAACATCAAGAATCATCAACAGTTCTTCGTTTTGTTCTTTTACTGTTTTTGGTTCTTGTATCTCTTCCTCGTCATCCCCACGCTCATCGAGAATGCCCTTGATGACATTTGCTTCGTCCTGCGACTTCTCATCGTCCTTGCCAGAGTATTCGCCGTGAAGTTTCTTCAATTCGGCGTTAGAGAGTTTCATCAACTCTTCTTTTGTGTGACTTTCGATCATAAGTTGACGAATGATCTGTGTCCAGTTATTTGTGTAACTCATTTGCTTATCCTTTTTGTATTTTACTTTGACCTTCTGATCATCGCTGCAACTTCATCGTGACGACGGTTCTGTGGAGATCCGTGGATGTAATCATATGGACTACCTGACTTCATAAAGCGGTCACCATCCTGTCTGGGTTGTCTTCCTTGGCTGGTTCCCTCCACACTTCCTTCTGGCGCAACATCAAATCTTTCTCTAGAATGAAGTTCCGCTGTGTGAGTGGCAACCAACTTATCATGTGCAGCCTTCAATTTACGGTTTCTTTGTGATCCAGGCCTTGTTCTACGGAGAGCGTGTCGAGCCTCTTTTTCTCTCTCTCCGGCTTGAGCCCATCGGCCTGGAGTCATAGACATCTCAAGCAACTCTTCTGCATCAATACCCAGTTCTTCACATAATGCTTCGATCAAGTTCATCAGTTGTTCATTCAACTCAACTTGTTCGTCAAGTTGTTCTTGAAGATTTGTTGGTCTATTGTTATTGATATAAGACTCTGATAGATTTTTTACCCAGTTATTTGTGTAACTCATTTGCTTTCCTTTTTCTTTGGCTCGACATATCTCTTGAGTTTGCTGTAGTAGTCTGGGACTTCCTCCAAGTGATCCATCGCTATGCTTCTGGCCTTGTCTTCGTCGTCCGTGTGTTCCTTCTCGACCTCTACACCCATCTCAAGTTGCTTCTTCAGGTCTTCCACCGAGACATCGTGCTTTTGCGCCAATGTCTCAAGTGTTCTTTCCTGTAGATATGCAAGGGTGATGGAATGTAGCCAGTTCATTTATCACCAATTTCTCTGATCTTCACCAGTTGTTGTTCTTCTTGTTTCTTTTCGTCCTTCCGCCCTGGCCGCGCGCTCGGCGTCTCTTCTGCTTAGAACTGTGTGATCACTTGGCATCTTCGAATTTCCTGTCATACTAGCCACTGCTCTTCTAACTCTCTTTCCTAGACTTGGCTGTATACCAGTGTCTTTTTCTTGTTGTTCTTCTTTTGCTGTCTCGAGGCCTCGCTTCAAAGCGGCTACACGGCCTCTTGCTGCTTTTTGTGCTGCTGTTAGACCGGATCTTGGTTTCATGCCCGTTGCTCGTCTTGTTGCTGCTGCTTCTGCTGCTTGTTTATCAGCAATCTTCTTTTCGGTTCCCGCATCTGAGGCGTCGGCTATATCGGTTGGTTGTGGTCGCCAGTGATCATCAAAGGGCCGAGGTGCTCTAATATCATCACGATTGTCATAACCAGCAGGACCGAGGCTTGTCTGTCTTCCTACTCTGCGTCTTACTCTACCGCCAAGATCGACGACCTGGTCGCTTTCTTTTTCTTTCACATCTTTTTTAATAAGGCGACTTTTTCTTGGACCCGTGGTTCTTGCGATTTCTCCGGCGAGTTCCGCGCTTCGTGCATCTGTTTGCAAATCCTCAAACAAAGCCTCGACATCAATGCCGAGTTCTTCGCATAAAGCGTCGACCAGACCCAGAAGGTCTTCGTTGAGTTGTTGTTCTTCGGCCAACTCCGTGCGGTATTGTTCGGCCAGGTTTGCGTAGTGTCTTGCTGTCTCTTGTAGATGTTGAATGTTCATAAACTATCTCCTTTTTTCTATTTATGTTTTGTGAAACTTCGTATCGGCTTTATAACTTCCTCTTGAACTTGGTATCGCCCTTCACAACTTCCTCTTGAACTTCGTATCGGCTTTATAACTTCCCATCGAAACTTCCCATCGAAACTTCCCATCGAAACTTCCCATCGAAACTTCAACTTCGTCTTGAACTTCGTATTGGCAATACGCCGTTCTGGGAATCTTCGTTATGATTTTCATTCTGGAGTCCAGATGTGGCCATGTATATGAAAGAATGAATGCCAGTATCATTGTGATAATATCTCATCTATGATCCAGACGACCAGTAGTATTACCGATATGGGTGGAAAGATATAGAAGAAGAATAGGATCAGAAGCCATATGATCGAATAGTGTAGATTGAGTAGTTTGTTTGGGGGTGGTTGGTTGGTCATAATGTAGTCGTCTCGGTTGTGTCGTAAGTGTTTGTGGATATGGAATGGATACGGGTCGGCCATTAGGAATGTTTGTGAAATGTATTTTTAAATAGGGGTCTGGCGGCGGCCGACGGTCACATTCCCCATCTATTACGGTAATACTGTTCCCGCTTTGACCCTCTAATCCCGTCTGATTGTATTACTCTTTCCATCGCATCCCTAAATCCACCAGTGGCCTTCCCATCAATACGGTGATTTGTGTCGATTGCCATACCCGTGCCACCAGAGATATGCTGCTTCACACACCCAGACGCACCACATCCAGGACATTTCTTCCGTTCTGGCTTCTTTCTATCGGCCACTTTGAGCATTTCTTCGAATAGATGATCACATTTCTCGCATTTGTAGTCGTAAAATGGCATTATTTGCTCCAATATTGACAAATTTCACTGATATGACAGTATTTAGGAGAGTTTTGTGGAGTTTCTACGCCCCACAACGGATCTTATGGATCTATACGGACAGCCCCAGTCGCGTGTCTGGTGGTCGAATTCGGTGGCAAATGAATGCCACGAGATCTTCCGCTCGAAACGCAGTTCGAGTTACTGAGTAAACTGTGTGGGGAACTTCGAGACGATCCGATTCGGTCTCGAATGCACGGCAAAGCCGTGTGGACTGCGCTAATATACAAAGCAAATACACAAAATCTGCTGCTTGCGAGGGATTTTGTATGTATTTGGCAGTATATTAGCGCAGTCTACCGCCAAACTTCACACCGATTGCTTCTCTTCGATGCGGAGTTTGGCGATGTAACGCTTGGAACGCTTGATCTGATGGGTTCCGACTTGAATGCCCCATGCTTTCAGGAGCAGAAGTGCTTCTTTTTCAGTGGCTGCTTCCAGTTTGGCATACGAAACATCACCTCGAAAGTGATCTTCATATAGGGCATCGCCACGAAACCACTGCATCATATGCACATATTCGTGTGCCACATCGACGATCCACTCGGATACTCGACGATTGTTCACTGCAACACGAAGACTGCCTGATTTATTGGTCGTTGGCGTGATGAAAATGCCACGAAGTCTTGCTTCACCGTCTCCTGAATTGATCCCGTTCGATTTACTCAGACGAAACTTCACATTCAGTTTGCGGCACTGAGAGCGAACATGGCGTAGAAACTCTGAAATCTGTTTTGCGTTGGACATACAGAGATCCTCCGTTGTATTTAGAGTGAAAGGATGCGCCAAATGCTCATTTTACTTACAAAGAAACCCCACTGGCGGGGGAAACACCAGTGGGGCTTCGGCTATGACTACACGATTGGCGGACAGCGGTCCACCATTCCCCTACGATCAGAACTTGAAGTCCTTTGCGATGGTGTCGGTGAACTTGGACAGCACCGCGCGAGTGGACTTCTTGCTGGCAGCGGTCGCCATGAACGACTCTTCCGCACTACCGGCGACGACATCCTTGTTGCTCGCAGACTTCGTGGTCGAGTCGAGCAGGAAGTAGTTGTCGTAACCGAAACGCTTGATGTCGGAAACGACGGCGTACTTCTGTGAGGAGAACGACTGCTCCGCAGCCCTACGATCCTTGTCACTCGGGAAGTAGTCATACAGCAGACCACTGATGTAGGGAGGTTCGACAAGGTAGAAGCCGGTCAGCGACGAGTGCGTTTCGGAACGGAAGATGTTGCGAAGGAACGAAGTCGAGTCCTGATTCGGCTCCGAAGTGTAGGTGTGACCGCTCGCAGCACGGACGGTGACGACATCGTTCCAGCCAGCACCCCTGAACGGCATCGAACCACCCTGGCCGTCGGTGAGCAGGATCGTGTTGACGATCTGTGCCTTGGACGACTCGCGGAACTCGTTGACGACCGGGATCGCAGCGATGATGCACTCGTCAAGCGGAGTGCCACCAAGTCCCATATAGCCGGGAGCGTAACTGCTGCACTTGGCGAGGAACATCAGGTTCTCAAGTGCTTCGCGCATCGCCTTCTTGGAGAGACGCGACGAGCAGAGGTTGAGCAGCGAGAACGGAGCACACACAGCGTAATCGCCATACTCGACCTGCGCGGCCTTGACCTTCTGGCCGTTGTAGTTGGTGACTTCCTTGTATTCGATGTCGTATTCCTTGCACACGCAAGCGTTTGTCTTGGCGTGACTCGCGTAGTAGTCCTGCTCCTCCTCATCGCTATTGAAGTTCGGAGTCGCGGTCGTGAACGCATAGACCTCGAACGGAATGCGAAGCGCGTTGCAGAACAGGATGAGGTTCATCACCTGATACATCGTGTTCTCAAGAGTGCGCTGCATCGAACCCGACCAGTCAACGAACATCACCATGCCGTGGTTCTTGCCGTCAGCAACCCACGACGACTTGAGGAACAGGTCGTCGTTGAAGCGGTAGGTGTGAACGCGCGACATATCGAGCGAGCCGGTGCGCGAGACGAAGGTGCGACGCTGCTCGTCGGCAGCCATCTTGCGCTCAAACTCACGAACGAGGGTCTGCACATAGTCGCGCGAGTTGTTAGTGAACTTCGCCATATGCTTTGCAGCATCGAACTTGGGACCAGTCATTCCCTGGCTAGCCAGTTCCTTACGGCGCTTGTTGATATCGCGGTGAATGCGCTCGACATCCACGATGACCTTGTCGAGGTTCACCGTCGGCATGCGGAAGAACGGGATCTTCTTGGCACTGGTATCGCGCTGCTTGGCGATGTTGTTGCTCATCGCGTTGTTGGTGGTCGGTGCAGGAGCATTCTGACGGTTCTGACCCATACCCGCACCGTTGGCGACAGCGCCATCCTGCGTGGAGTTGTCATCAGCACTACCCGACTGATCCATCGTGTTGCTGCCGTTCTCCGACGCCATCGTGGGAGTAGCAGTCTGGTCCTGCTGACCAGCACCGTTGCTGCCGGACGCATCACCCGAACCCTGATCACCAGCCTGCTGATCGTCACCCGACGCATCACCATCAGAACCCTGGTCGTTGCCGTTGCCAGCACCACCGTTGCCGTTCTCCGACTGCTGCTGATCCTGCTTCGGCTGGGTTACATAGTCGTAGAGTTCACGCGCAGCGTTGACGACATCATCGAACGAACGAGTCGCCTCGAGCATCTTGACGAAGATCTCTTCCTCGCTGCTGAACGGAACCACCATATGACCGTTGATGCCGGCCT